AAGCGGAGGTGGCGGCATTGCGCGGCAAGCTTGGTGTCACGCCGGTCTATAAGCGCATTGATACCTGCGCTGCCGAATTCGCCTCCGAAACGCCCTATATGTATTCCACCTATGAAGGTGGTTTTGGCGAGCCTGTGTGTGAAAGTCGCCCCACGGCGCGGCAGAAAATCATCATCCTGGGCGGCGGGCCGAACCGCATCGGCCAGGGCATTGAATTCGATTATTGCTGCGTCCATGCGGCTTACGCGCTGAAGGAAGCCGGGTTTGAGACCATCATGGTCAATTGCAACCCTGAGACCGTCAGCACGGATTACGACACATCGGATCGGCTCTATTTCGAACCACTGACAGCGGAAGATGTGATTTCCCTGATCCGTAAGGAACAGGAAGCCGGCGAATTGCTCGGCTGCATTGTGCAATATGGCGGGCAGACGCCGCTCAAGCTCAGCCAGGCTTTGCACAAGGCGGGCATTCCCATCCTCGGCACCAGCGCTGAGGCGATTGATATCGCTGAAGACCGCGAACGCTTCCAACAATTGCTGAAAGGGCTTGGGCTGAAGCAACCCCGCAATGGCACGGTGCGCACGCTGGAAGACGCAGCAGATGAAGCGGAACGCATCGGCTACCCCGTTGTGGTGCGCCCTTCTTATGTGCTGGGCGGGCGTGCGATGGAAATCGCCTATAACCGCGAACAGCTCATGCGCTTTGGCGCGGAAGCGGTGAAGGTTTCCGGCGAAAACCCGATCCTGATTGATCAATATCTGGTGGACGCCATTGAAGTGGATGTGGATTGCATCGCGGATTCTGATGGCAATGTGCATGTCGCTGGCGTGATGGAACACATCGAAGAAGCCGGCATTCATTCCGGCGATTCAGCCTGTTCGCTGCCGCCCTATTCGCTGCCGCCCGCGATTGTCACTGAATTGAAGGCTGAGACGGTTGCCATGGCGCGTGCACTGAAAGTGCAGGGGCTGATGAATGTGCAATATGCCGTCAAGGATAATGAGATTTACGTGCTGGAAGTGAACCCGCGCGCATCACGCACCGTGCCTTTCGTTGCCAAGGCAACGGGCGTTGCGGTCGCGAAGATTGGCGCGCGCGTCATGGCCGGTGCGAAGCTTGCCGAATTCGGCTTGGATGATGACGCCATTTATCGCCATGTCGCTGTGAAGGAAGCAGTTTTCCCCTTCAACCGCTTCCCCAATGTGGATGTGATCCTGGGCCCGGAAATGAAATCTACCGGCGAGGTCATGGGCCTTGATGTTTCTTTTGAGCGCGCCTTCCTGAAATCCCAGCTTGGCGCCGGGGTAAAGCTGCCGGAAAGCGGCACCGCCTTCATTTCCGTGAAGGAATCAGACAAGGGTGCGGCGGTGACGCTGGCGCGGCGCCTAGCAGAAATGGGCTTTCGCGTGGTTGCCTCACGCGGTACCGCGGCACGCATTCGGGAAGCGGGTTTCGCCTGTGAGGTGGTGAATAAGGTGCTGGAAGGCCGCCCGCATTGCGTGGACGCTATCAAATCCGGCGATATTCAACTGGTGATCAATACCACCGGGGGCGGGCAATCCGTTGCTGACAGCTTCGATATCCGCCGCAGCGCCCTCACCCAAGGGGTGCCGCATTACACCACCCTGGCCGGGGCCCGGGCCGCCGTTCACGCCATTGCGGCTTTACGCGCCGGAACCCTTGATGTTGCGCCACTTCAGGCATATTTTGAAAAAAGCTTTTGAATGCTGGGGCCGACTAAAGCGGCCCCTTAATCATTTCCGCCCGACGCAAGCCGGGCGGAACGAAGCCAAGGAAGTACTGCCGTGCAAAAGTTCCCAATGACCGCCGAGGGCCTCGCGCGCTTGGAGGAGGAACTAAAGCAGTTGAAATCGGAAGAACGCCCCGCGATCATTCGGGCGATTGCCGAAGCGCGTGCGCATGGCGACCTTTCCGAAAACGCCGAATATCACGCGGCGCGGGAACGCCAATCCTTCATTGAAGGCCGTATCGCGGAATTGGAAGCGGTGATCCCTTCCGTGGAAGTTATTGATTCCAAAAGGCTTACCGGCAACCAGGTACGCTTTGGCGCCTATGTCACCATCGTTGACGAAGAATCCGACGATGAGAAAAACTACCGTATCGTTGGCCAGTATGAGGCCGATATGAAGAACGGTTCCATCTCCGTCTCCTCACCGCTCGCCAAGGCGCTGATGGGGCGGAAGGTTGGCGATTCGGTGGAAGTGCCGGCGCCGGGCGGCTCTCGTTCGGTCGAAATCACCGCCGTTCGCTTCAACTAATTAAGGCACACAACATGCCGATGCGCGCGGCGCAGGCCGAAGGCCGTGCCATTTCCCTGGCCGATATTCGCGCCGCCGCCGGGCGTATCTCCGGCGCTGTGCTCCGTACCCCAACGCTCGAAAGCCAGGCGGTGTCCCGTGCCACGGGGGCAAGGGTTTTCCTGAAGCTGGATAATCTGCAAGCCACCGGGGCCTTCAAGGAAAGGGGCGCGGCCAATCGGCTGGCGCTGCTTTCGGCCCGCGAACGCGCTGCGGGGGTTATCGCCATGTCGGCGGGCAATCACGCCCAGGCTGTAGCGCGCCATGCCTCACTCGCCGGCATCGCGGCTACCATTGTCATGCCGAAATTCACCCCGGCCACCAAGGTAACGCGTACGGAAGCCTGGGGCGCGCGGGTGGTGCTGCATGGCACGACGCTCGCCGAAGCGGCGGCCCATGCCCATGCGCTGGCGGCGGATGAGGGCCTGGTCTTCATCCACCCCTATGACGACCCTGCCGTGATCGCGGGCCAGGGCACCGCCACGCTTGAAATGCTGGAAGATGCGCCGGCCATTGAAGCGCTGGTCATTCCCGTCGGCGGCGGCGGGCTTTGTGCCGGCGCGGCGATAGCGGCGGCGGAACTCCGCCCCGGCATGCCGGTTTTCGGCGTGGAGGTGGAATTCTACCCCGCCATGGCGCAACGCTTGGCCGGCAAGCCCGTGCAAGTCGGCGGCCCCACCATCGCGGAAGGCATCGCGGTGCGCGATGTGGGCGAAACGCCGCTTGCCATCCTGAAAAAGCTTGGCATTGAAGTGCTTGTGGTACCGGAACGCGCGGTGGAACAGGCGATTGTGCTGCTCGCCGAAGGCGCCAAGGTGCTGGCCGAAGGCGCCGGTGCGGCAGGGCTTGCCGCCATCCTGGCTTTCCCGGAACGCTTCGCGGGCAAGACCGTCGGCACGACCATCTGCGGCGGGAATATAGACCCACGCATCCTGGCCAATGTGCTGTTGCGCGAATTGCTGCGCGATGGGCGCATCCTGCGGCTCCATCTGGATATCCCAGACCGCCCCGGCGTACTGGCAGATATCGCAACCCGCGTCGCCGCCGCCGGCGGTAATGTGATCGAAGTCAGCCACCAGCGGCTTTTCGCGGCGCCCAGCGTACAAAGCGCCGAATTGGAACTGATGATCGAAGTACGCGACACCGCCCAGGGGGATGCGATTATCGCGGCCCTTGAGGCCGGCGACTATGTTGTAAGAAGGGGGTAAAAAAGCGAGGCGCCGCCTCGCGCTCCGCCCGGGGGGGCGGGGCCCCCCCCCCCCCCCCCCCCGGGGGGGGGGGTATGGATGGATGCGATAGGGTATGTAGGCGCAAAGGGGTATATCCCTCCCCCCACCCCTCACCTACCGCTGGGGGTGTATGGCTGAATTTTTCCCCCCTATTTCATGGCAAGGGTATTTGTTAACTTTTCAAAGGAGTGAGTTATGGCTTATGAGATGAAACCTGGACAGGGCAGTGCTTTCAAGAACAAAGATAAGACTGAGGACTGGCATCCTCCTTATCGGGGTAAGGTAATGTTGCCTGATGGGAGCGTGCATTACTTGGACATTACGCCTAAGAAGACTCAGGCTGGTGAGGCTTGGGTGGCGGTGAAAATTGGCAAGGCGATTCAGCCTCGGCCTGTAGACGCGCACAATGAGGCCAAGGGCAACGGCTACCAGCCTCAGCCTGCTGATGACTCTGACATCCCCTTCTGATGGCGCGCCCTAAGTCGCAGATCTCTGAGCAGATCCCCAGCTTGAAGAACTGGGGTGGCGTGCGCTCTGTCCAGAGACGGATGGAGCGCAGTGCCACGATTACTGGCAACCGGGAGGCTATTGCGTATCAGATGGTGTCTATGGCCATGACGAACATTACGCATATAGCGACCTGGGATGAGGATGGCAGGCTCAAGGTAAAGAGTGCCAGCCAGATTCCTGAACACGCTCTGGCTTCGATCAAAAAGATCAATGCCAGGATGGACAAGGATGGCAACTCATATCTGGAGATTGAGCTGTATGACAAGGTTGCTCTGCTGCGTCTGCTGGCTAAAGCTAGTGGCCTGCTGGACAATCCTGATGACGGCAGCGAGAAACCCAGCGTGATTGATGTGAACGTGGTCGCACCTAACCGGGAGGAAGAGTGATGAACGACATTGAAACCATGCGTGCTGCTGCCGAGCGCATTGCAGCGTACAACGTAGCCCTGCGTAGCTTTATTCTGCGCCTGCTAGACCCTGAAGACCTGGGTCATGCGGTGAGTGCAGAAGTGCGCCAAAAGGCCAGCGTAATGCTGTCTATGCGTACCGTATGCCCGCCGTGTAATGGCCACTGCCGCCAGGGAAGAGACTGCCCCAATAAATGAAGTACACCTGCAAGTGCCACCCATTGAGCGCCTTTCACTGGCGTGATCCATCCCGACCAAGGCAGATTGACTGGTCTGATTTGAGGATATCCCAATTGTCTTCAGAAAGCTCCAGCGCCTTGGTCAACTCCAAGCGGGCCACCGGGGTGGATATGTCTACCGTGCATGGCTTGTCGAACAAGCCTCGCAACATGACGCTAGACCCTAAGCAGTTCCATGTGTTTATGAAAGCAGTAGCCAATGGCAAGAACTAAAGAGCAGTCTGACAAAGCGGTGGCCACTGGGGGTCTGCGGCTGGACTTCAGTAAGTCACCAACCATCTATGACTTCATCCAGTCCAATGCCTTTGTGCAGGGCATCATGGGGCCTGTGGGTAGCGGCAAGTCCTACGGCTGCGCCAGCAAGATCTTCATCAAGGCGGTCAAGCAAAAGCCCAGCCCTGTAGACAATATCCGCTACACCCGCTGGGCAGTGGTGCGTAACAGCTATCCCATGCTGAAAACCACCACCATCAAGACATGGCTGGATCTGTTCCCTGAGAGCACCTTTGGGCCCATGCTCTGGACACCGCCTATTACCCACCACATCCGGCTGCCAGCCCGTGATGGCGCTGCTGGCATTGACTGCGAGGTCATCTTCCTAGCCCTAGATCAGCCCAAGGACGTTCGCAAGCTGCTCTCGCTGGAGCTGACGGGTGCCTGGGTCAATGAGGCCAGGGAGCTGCCTAAAGCGGTCATAGACGGCCTCACGCACCGGGTGGGACGCTACCCTACCAAGCGTGATGGCGGGGCTACATGGCACGGCATCTGGATGGATACCAACCCCATGGATGATGACCACTGGTGGCACAACATGGCTGAGAAGGAAAAGATGACCGGGCCGTATGCCTGGAAGTTCTGGAAGCAGCCCGGTGGCGTGATGGAGGCTGATCCTGACCTGCTGCCCGAGAATCCCGAGGCTAACGACCATATCTTCTCGGCTGGCAAGTGGTGGAAGATCAACCCCAAGGCCGAGAACATTAACAATCTGCCCGCTGGCTACTACCCGCAGATGCTGCTAGGCAAGAATCTAGACTGGATTCGCTGCTATGCCGGGGGTCTGTACACCTATGTGCAGGAAGGCCGCCCTGTCTGGCCTGAATATGACGATGCAGCCATGTCTGGGGACACCGTGGTGGAGCCTACAGTGCCCATCCAGGTGGGTCTGGACTTTGGTTTGACCCCTGCAGCCACCATCGGGCAGCGCCTGCCTAACGGCCAGTGGGTCATTCACCAGGAAATCGTCACCTTTGACATGGGCCTGGAGCGTTTTGGCCTGCAACTGCTGACTGAACTGAACCAGCGTTACCCCAATCACCAAGTGATGGTCTGGGGAGACCCCGCTGGTCAGGCCAGGGACGCTATTTATGAGGTCACAGCCTTTGAGTTCCTGAAGACCCTGGGCCTGCGGGCGCAGCCTACGGCCTCCAACGACTTCAAAGTGCGCCGGGAAGCTGCGGCAGCCCCCATGCAACGCCTGATTCAGGGTAAACCCGGACTCATTGTGAATAGGGAATGCAAGCTCCTCCGCAAAGCCCTTGGCGGCGGGTACCATTTTAAGCGAGTTGCAGTAGGAGCGGGCCAGGAACGCTTCAGGGATGCCCCTAATAAGAACGAGCACTCGCACATTGGCGACTCTTTTGGCTACCTGATGCTCGGCGGCGGGGAATACAACCGCATGACCCGTGGCAACGCCAGACCCAACGCCCAGCCCTTCATTGCCCAGACGGTGGTCAACAGTGAATTCGATGTCTTTGGATGAGCTGCTGCCAGATCTGCCGCCTCAGATCGCCCTGGTGCCGTTCAATCCTGTACACACATTGAATATACGCATCGGGGATGCGGCCTCGATAGCCATGCGGGAGAACCTGAACTTTGCTGACCTGATGGCCGCCCAGGCTGCCTCGGGACACGCTATCACTGTCCTGCTGCACGGAACACCGGCGGCCTGTTTCGGCTCGGTCAGCATCTGGAAGGGCCTAGAAGAAATGTGGTGCCTACTGGAGGAAAGGGCCAGGAAGTACCCGCTGGCCATGACCAAAATAGCCATTGCCTACCGAGATTACAGAGTGATAGCGGGTAATTTGAGGCGCTTGCAGCTAAACGTAAGATGCAGTGACCAGCGTGCTTTCCGCTGGGCTAAGGCCATTGGGTTTGAGCCGGAAGCAAAAATGCGCCGCTACGGCCCTGATGGGAGTGATTTTTATCTGATGTCGAGGGTCTAACCATGTCATTCATGTCTGGAGGCAGCAAAGCCGCAGCAGCTCAGGCCGCAGAAGCTAACGCAATGCAGCGCGAGCAGATCGCCAAACAAGAGGCCACTATTGCCAAGCAAGAGGCTGGCGTGGCTGCCGAGCAGACGGCCCTGGCCGAGCGTGCTATGGCTGCCAACCGTGCTCGCCGCCGTGGTGGCCTGCGTGGCTTGCTGTCTACCGAGCGTGCAGATGCCGAGCAAGGCCTGCCCATGCGTACCACTCTTGGCTCGGGTCTGTGATGGACAACAAGCAAAAGATGCAGCGCAAGGTCTCCAAGGTCATGCGCGAGTACAAGGCGGGCACCCTGCACTCCGGCCGGGGTGGCCCCGTGGTCAAGAACCAACAGCAGGCCGTGGCCATTGCCATGTCTGAGGCTAAGAAGGCGGCCAAGAAATGAAGCCAGGACTCTACGCCAACATTCACGCCAAGCGTGAGCGCATCGCTGAAGGCTCCAAGGAGAAGATGCGAAAGCCTGGGTCTCCTGGTGCGCCGACCAATGAAGCCTTCAAGAAGGCCGCCATGACGGCCATGAAGCCTAAAAAGAAGTAAGCCATGGCCACCACCCTGATTGAGCTGGAATCGCTGACGACTAAGTCCCGGTTTGTCACCCCGGTTCAGAAGACCAACAATGGCACGTTCGTGGTGGCTGGGGCTGATTCGCCTTTGATCATGGTGGATGTGAACCACCAGCGCAATCACGATGGGCGGGCCTACTTTGCTTACAAGCTGTACCCGGTGGCAAGCAAGCTAGCCGCTAATGCCAGCATTGACATCGTGATGGCCTCCCCTGCTGGGGTTTTCCCGCATATTTCGGTGGACGCTTTCTGCCAGGGTGATGCTGAGTTCTATTTGTATGAGGGCAGTAGCAGCACGGGCGGCACGGCTTTCACGCCGATCAACCGCAATCGCAATTATGCGATAAGCAACCCCAGTCAAAGCGCCATGGTGATCAATCCGACGATCAACACGCTGGGGACTGAGCTGGATGGCCAGATCGTGCCCGGTGGCGTGGGCAAGAAATCCGGTGGCGGTTCGGCTGGCACCCTGGAATACGTCCTGAAGCCCCTGACAAACTACCACTTCAGGCTCACCAACGTGAACGGCACCTCTCATGCGGCCTCTTTGACGCTGGAGTGGTACGAATGAGCAAGCTAAAGAACCCCGAGGGAGGCCTCACAGAGGCCGGTAGGCGCTATTTCAAACGCAAGGAGGGGGCTAACCTCAAGCCTGGGGTCAAAGGCGCTGCAGATACGCCAGAGAAGATGCGCCGCAAGGGCTCTTTTCTGACCCGGTTCTATACCAACCCTAGTGGCCCCCTGCAAAAACCCAATGGTGAGCCCACTAGGCTGGCTCTAGCAGCCAATGCGTGGGGGGAACCCGTGCCCCGCACTGCAGCATCAGCGGCAAGGCTGGCCGCCAAGGGACGGGCACTACTCAAACGATACGAAGCAAGGAAGAAAAATGGCTAACCGACTGACACCAGAGCAAATTCTTGCCCGTCAGAAGCTGGCGCTTAACCGCAAGGAGGACTTTCGCAGCCTGTACGAGGATGCCTACGAGTTCGCCCTGCCCCAGCGCAACCTGTACACGGGCGACTACGAGAGCAACGTAGGCGGGCGCAAGAAAATGAGCCGGGTCTTTGACTCGACGGCCATCAACAGCACCCAACGCTTTGCCAACCGCCTGCAGTCTGGCATCTTCCCGCCCCAGCGCAAGTGGTGCCGCCTGGAGCCGGGCCCGGAGATCCCGCAGGAGCGCCGCCCCGAGGCCCAGCGTGCCCTAGATCTGTACAACGAGAAGATGTTCGCTGTGCTCAAACAGTCGAACTTTGACATCGCCATGGGCGAGTTCCTGCTGGACTTGTCCGTGGGCACCGCTGTCATGCTTGTGCAGCCCGGTGATGCCGTCAGCCCCATCAACTTCATCCCCGTCCCGCAGTATCTGGTCTCTTTCGAGGAAGGCGCTAACGGCCAAGTAGACAACGTCTACCGCAAGATGCGTCTGAAGGGCGAGGCCATTGCCCAGCAGTGGAAAGATGCCAAGATCCCCGAGGAGCTGCAAAAGCAGATCGACGACAAGCCCACCGCCGAGATTGATCTGGTGGAAGCCACGGTCTACGACTACCAGACGGGCAAGTTCGGCTATTACGTCATCCATGAAAAGAGTAAGAGCGAATTGGTGTACCGCACCAAGAAGACCAGCCCCTGGGTGATCAGCCGCTACATGAAGGTAGCCGGTGAGATCTACGGCCGTGGCCCTGTGATCACCGCCTTGCCGGACATCAAGACCCTGAACAAGACGCTGGAGCTGCTCCTGAAGAACGCAGCCCTGGCCATTACCGGGGTCTATACGGCCGCTGATGACGGGGTGCTCAACCCTGCCACGGTCAGGATCACCCCTGGTGCCATCATCCCCGTGGCCCGCAATGGCGGCCCCCAGGGCGAGGCCTTGAAGCCCCTGCCCCGCTCGGGTGACTTTGATGTCAGCCAGATCGTGATCAACGA